AGGAACTTGTGCAAAGTATTACTGTTGATCTTGACGGCCTGCACTTACACGGACAAAAAATAGAAATAGCCTCTAAGGGTGAGCCGGGTGCAAACGGCAAAGATGGGCGAGATGGTGATGATGGCAAGCATGGACGCGCCGGACAACCCGGTGTGCCCGGACTAGATGGACTGCCCGGATTAAACGGATTAGATGGATTGCGTGGAATACCCGGCACTACAGGGCCGAGAGGTAATGACGGTGAACGTGGTACGCAAGGTGAGCGTGGCACGCAAGGACTAAATGGACTTATGGGTGAAAATGGTTTACAGGGAATACAGGGCGATACAGGTTCGCAAGGCATAAAAGGTGAAAAAGGTATCAAGGGCGATGACGGGACGACCGGCCCACAAGGAAAGAGTATTCAAGGCCCGCAGGGGCCGTGTGGTGAAAAGGGCGACCCCGGACTTATGCCAGCACAGGTGATAGGGATAATGACAGCAATAGAAGAACTAAAAAAAGAGATAAAGAAATTGAAAGGGCAATAATATGAGCGGCGGCGGATCATCACCAGCACCACCACCCCCACCACCACCTGTGGCGAGGATTGAAGCACCGATCGAAGTTGACGATGCTAAAAAAAGAGTAAAGAGTCGCGCAAAGGGCGCAATGGGCAGAGAAAGTACGATACTTGCCGGGGGAATGATGAGAAGAAATCAAACAAGTGAAATGGGTAAAGTTTTAGGGCCAGCTTAACATGGAAATAACCGCAGAACTTATAATTGACCAGATGAAACATAAAGAGTCTGCTCGGTCTAATTTTGACTCTCTATACCAAGATTGTGCAGACTATGGTATGCCGGTAAACAACCAGATAACTCGCAGGAATACGAAAGGTACTGCCAAGCCCGATCTGTTTGATACTACCGCAGAAGAGTCTAATATCCAGCTTGCGGCGGGATTGTACTCGTATATGTTTCCCACTGATGGAAGAGCGTTTGTTTTAGAGATTGACGACCCCAAACTCAGCGAGGACGATGAGGTTACTCAATGGCTTGAACAGGTTACAAAGGTAATCCACAAACATCTTATCAAAAGCAACTTCCGCGAATCGTTTTACGAGTACTTGAAATCGTTAGGCTGTTTTGGTACTGCCGCAATGAATGTCAAGAAGGGCAAAAAGAAACCCTTAGTATTCACGACCCATTTCATAGCAGACGTTTATATAGAGTTAAACTCCGATGATGAGGTTGATACGATATTCAGGCGGTTTGAATATAACGCACGTCAAGCAAAACAGGAGTTTGGCGAAGAAAATCTTGGCGAGAAGGTTAAAGAAGCACTTAACGATCCGAAAAAGGCTGACAAGAAGTTTAAGTTTATTCACAAGCTATTCCCGCGCGAAGATTACGACCTGACAAAAGACGATCCTGTAAACATGCCGGTGGCAAGCTACTACGTTTGTAAGGACGACAAGAAAATAGTTCTTATAAGCGGCAATCCAGAAATGCCGGACTTAGTATCGTTCTTTGATAAAGACGCAAGGGAAGACCTTGGCAGAAGTCCAATGATGAAGAAAATGCCTGATATTAAAATGGCAAACCACGCTGGCAAGCTTTACATCAAGGGTTCCGAAAAGATGGTTGACCCTGTAATGCTTACTCCTGACGATGGAAGTATTTGGCCGCTGGCAACTAAGCCGGGTGGAGTTGTTCATTACCGTGCCGGTGGCGATAAACCAGACTGGCTTAAGTTTGAGGGCAACCTTGCCCACATGGAGAAATTCATTGAGAGAACACAGCTTACGATTAAGGCTGGTTTCTTCTTGGATATGTTCGACCCGTTGATTGACCGTCAAAACATGACCGCTACTGAGGTAATGGCAAGGGTTGAACAAAAGATGCGGTTCTTAACTCCTATTATCGGCAGACTTCAAAGCGGGTTCTTCAATCCCATGATAACCAGAGTGATTGGTATTCTTGGCAGACAACAGCTTCTCCCATCCATGCCTGCACAGCTAATAGACGTAGATTATGACGTGATGTATTTAGGCAGGCTTGCACTTGCCATGCGTACACTTGAAACAGAGGGCTTACAAAAGACCTTGGCCGAGTGGAGCCCGTTAGCAACTGCACAGATAATGGGTTGGGTTGATAACCTTGATATGGACGAGGCGTTTAGAGGTTCTGCAAGAAACAACGGCATGCCTGCTTCATGGCTTAAAAATGTTACGCGGGTTCAAGAGGAACGTCAGGCCAGAGAAGAAGCGGCAAAACAACAACAGATGTTAGAGGTAATTCCAGAGATGGCAAAGGCGGCAAAAGCAGGTGGCACGAAGCCAGAAGAAGGAAGCGTAACAGAAGCGGCACTTAACGCAGCATAAAGGAGAGCAAAATGGACATTAAGAAAAGAAAGAATGAGAACACAAGAAGATTCAGGTCGATTCTCGAAGGAAAGGACGGCGAGTTTATCTTAGAGATGATGGACGAGATGACTGGGTATAAACAAAACCAGTTTACCCCCGACCCGTATTGCCATGCGTTTAACGCTGGCCTGCGTCAATCGTCAGTTAATTTACATGAACTATTAGAAATGGATATGAGTTTACTAGATTTGAAAGGAACGGAAAAATGAAAAAACTGTTTGATTATTCAGTATTTGGCAGAGGCTTAATACCAATGTACTACGACAACGATGGTGACGGCGACGATGGAGATGGGGACGAGGGCGGTAAAGGCGGCGGCGGCGGAGATCCGCCCGTAAGTGCAGTAGGTGACGATGGAACTTTTACCGAGAACTGGCACGAACCGTATGGCAAAGAAAACACTGCGTATCTGTCAAGGTTTAAAACTTTCCCCGACCTTGTAAAGTCAAGCATAGAAACTAACAAGATGCGCGGCAAGAACCCAAAAGACTTAGTTGAAATGCCTACCGACAAATCCTCAGACGAGGTATGGAATACTTTTCACGAGCGTAGGGGCGTACCTGCAGACAAGAACGACTACAAGTATGAGCTTTCACCAGAACTGACGACTAAACTCGGCGCGTTAGACGATGGAAAAATGGAAAGAGTTAGGGAGTTTGCACATAAAGATTTACATATGACTCCGGGCAATTTTACGAAACTACTTGATTTCTACTACAATGAGATGGGTACAGACCTTGACGCATTTGACGCACAGATGGTTGAAAAACAATCGGCAAGTTTGGCAGAGGGTAAGTTGGTATGGGATCAGATGTTTAAGGCTGACTCGGCAACACGCTCGGTACGCGCCAATGCTGTATTGGACAAATACGGACTGGACGAAATCAAAATGCCTGATGGTTCGTTAAGCTCTATTAAAGGTGAGTTGCTTGCCCGTAACCCAAACCTTATTACTGACCCGTATTTCCTAATGCTTCAAGACAAGGTTGCAGAGTCAATGAGTGAGGATACTTTAAAGGGTATTGTTGGCAAGGTTGGATTATCTCAGGCAAATGTAGAATCACAGATAGTCGAACTACGGTCGCATGCAGGAAATAAAAAAGGCGATCCGCGATACAAACAAATACAATTAGATTTAATAGATCTGTATAAAAAGAAAACAGCTTAATTCTGACTACCCCGCAAGGGACCAGATGCTTGACACTAAAGTAGTGTCGTCGACCAGACGTTAAATTGCAGGAAAGCCCCTGTATAGGATTACCTTTCTGAATCGTGTTTTACGAACAATAACTTTTTTGAAAGGAATTACTATGATTAATTTAACAGGCGGCATACCCGACTGGTTTGTAAGTAAATTCAGTGATGACATTTATCACGAATGTCAGCAAACAGAGTCGTATTTTGCCCAAGCAGTAACGGTTGAAAATGACCTTACTTCTAATGAAGACAAGGGTTTCGACCAGATGGGCAAGTTTAGTTTGCAGGAAAAAACTGGACGCGCACCGAAAACACCAACCCTTGATGTTACCACGGGCAGGCGTTGGGTTTCTACCACGCCATATCATCAGTCTTATAAGTATGACAAAGACGATGACCTTAGCATTAAACTCGCTCCTATGGGCGACTTTGTGCAGGCATTTGCTGCAGCGGTACAGCGTAAAAAGGATGACATAATCCTTGCTTCTTTTGAAGCTGCTGTAACGTCTGGTAAAAAGGGTGGAAGCTCTATTACTTGGGCATCTCAGGACGGTGACGTCAAGTACACCGGCAAAGACACTGGCAGAACCATTGCACATGACTGTGCCGAGGGTAACTGTTCTGCGTCTGACACTGGTATGACAACCGAAAAGATTGAGCTTATCCTCGAATATTTTGCCAACAACCACGTTAGTCCATATATGTCAAAGTGGTGTGCAATTTCTCCAAGAATGGGAACACATCTATTCGGTCAGGAAGAGTATGTCAACATGGATTACAACAAGAGTAAACCTCTTACTGATGGTGGAATCCTTCGTAACTGGATGGGTTTGAACTGGATCGTGACACCTGAGATTGAAGTTGGTACGAACAACGACGTTGACGGTAATACTAACGTGTATGAGTGTTGGGCGTGGACATCGGACGCTATAAAACTTGGCGTAGCTGACGAACTCACGATTGAGATCGACAAGTTACCGGACTATTCCTA